GCCACTTAAGCGTAGTTTGACCCCCTAAATGTGGCATAAGGTAAATAGAAGGATGCGGTAGTTCAAGATCAAGACATTAAGGAGGGTCACAGCATGTTCACCTGGAAGGCGGTTGCGGTCATCGCGGGCGTCGCCCTCGGCCTGTTCGGCATCGGCGTGGCTGCGAACGTGGCCGCCAAGAAGCTCACCACTCCCAACGAGGAGGACATCGAGAAGGAGATCAAGAGGATCTCCAGGATCAACGGCAAGAAGTCCCACGCCCGGAAGGGTCCGGCCCGGCTCCAGACCGGCAAGGTTCAGCCTGCGACGGCTGGTGCCCGGTAGACCATCTTCACATAAGACAAGTTTCTTCACAAGAGAGATCAGGTGCAGGGCAACCGCATCCCCCTGCAAAACCTGATCTTTTTTGCGTTCGTTTTTTTGTTAGGATGCGGGAAGGGAGGAAGGATGGAAGGAGTTGTGCTCGTTCTGGCAAGATTCCTAATTCTCATTGCCTTAATCTCCTAGGTCTCTTTTTTGGGGGGATAGAAGGAAAAAGGCAATGGATCGGAACTACACCGGAACGGCTCTGAGCTCTTCTTTGAGAGACGAGCTCGAGCGAGCGGGATGGACTCCTGAAAAGATCGCCACATTACCTCTAGACCGTCCTCCCGCCGAGCGGTCCGCAAGGACTCCTCCTATCCATAACCAAAGACAATTCGTTGTCACATCGACCAAGACAAACAAAAAGATCACTCCTCTGAAGATTGCCAAAGATGGAACTCTGTGTGCACACGGTGGATGCTGCAGGTCCACCGTTGCGCGAAAGCGCTAAGGGCATCACTGTTCGCTTGGCTAATCACGGATGCGGTAGGATAGTGATCTACTGTGACCAGGGCAGCCCGCTCCGGTCACGGAAAGGGGCAATGGCTGGGTGACCCTCGCCTTGCCCCCTTTTTTAACTTCTTACAACGCATCTCGGCTCAGCTCCTCTCCTCTCTCCTCGCCTCAACGCAACTCTTCTCTCCTCAGCTCGGCTCCGCTCGCCTCGACTCAACTCAACGCAAGATTTACAACCATGACATTTGTCATGATCCAATGATGCATACAACTCGCCGCCCCGCTTCGCCACTCTACACATCTCATCTCAGTTCACCACGTCTCAACTCAACGCAAGCTTTTTGGTTTCAAAAAAAGACACGTAGCGGCAATGTGTCTTTTTTTAGCTTTTAATACTCCGGAAAAAGACTTGGGACCAAAGATCATTATCTAATTGACCTAATCTAAAAGCAACGAAATTATTAATAAATAATTCATGTTCATTATCCCAACTTTTAGCAGATCTAGCAAATCCTTGACGAACCATAGGACTATATTCTTTAACTACTTTATCTTTAACATCAGGCCATAACATTTCAGCTTCTTCAGAAAAGATAAGACCTCGAATGTCTTCGTCACTAAGGGTTTTAGGATGGATCAAGAGCTCGCCATTACGGCGTTCGTAGTCCGCCTTGATACTTGTGTCAAACCGGACCTTAAATGGCAACCTTGCGCCCTGTAGCGCTTCCTGGAGCATCCCTGCAAGCTCGATAGGACAATCTTTGACTTCGTTTCCTCCAGTTTTAATATTTACAACAAACGGCATTTTATTACCATGTTTTGGAGAATAACTGCCCAAAGAGATAATAGGGATGAACGTGCACCTACAATTTGAATGCGTGTCGAAAGATTGTGGATTATACATGTCAATTAAATCAATCACCGCATATTCTTTACCGTTCAATCCTCGACAAACAGGACATGTTTTATTGTCCTCAACCGCTAAGCGCTTCACGTGCTGGATGCCATCTTGATGCCATTGAATCAGAGAACCTTTCACAAAAATATTCATGAGCGTCGTTCGCGCTACTGCTTTTGCTGTATCATATCCAAGTTTGGGAGCTAGTTTCTCTACCGGAGGACCGGATCCTTGTTCTATAGCCTTATGGATTTCATCCATAACGCCTTTCGATGGCCTGACATCCAAACTAGCCAAAAGTTTTTTGATGTCATCTGTGTAACTGTATTCCGGGACCCAACCTAGTTTCTCGAAGGGGAAGAAGCTTCTTGCATAATCGGATCCAGCTTTATAGGCCGTCAGCCCCTTAACTTTCATGATGCGTTCTAGTTCGGGTTTCACGTGCATCACAGGAAGGGAAATGAGTTTGCTATAAAAAGCCTTGAGTCCGATGTCGACCTCATCTATGGCCAGTCGCAAGGCCAGGGGATGAACCGAGCTGACTAAAAATTTCATTTGTCAGGCCCTGGTTCTTTGGCGTTTCCGTCTTGTTCCTCGACATCCTTTTTCTTGCTCCGTTTTGGCAAATATTTATTGGGATCGAATTTTTCCTGGCCGAAATCAATGAACCAGACAAGCAGGAAGACTTCTTCATACGAATTGTAAATATGTTCTTTGGTCACCTCGCAGAATGGATCGCTAAGCAATGCTTCGTAGGCGACGTTTCCGTTGGCCCCTATGCGGAACTTAAGACAACGCTGATTGCCTCTCAGCCTCATACGAGAGCCGCCTTTCTCCTGGGCGGTTTCTGTTGGGGAAGGGGTCTCATGTCCGCAGGCTTTTGGGCTTTCGCGATGAACTCGCGAATTGCAGTGGCCAATTGAGGCATATTCTGTTCGAGTCTCTGCAGAACCATTTCTTGCTGTTCAGGCGGTACGCTCATAATTTGCTGCGCATAGACCTGAACCATTTGCGGGATAGTCATTTGTTCCTGGGGCGCTCCCATCTGATCAGCTTCTGCCTGTCCAGGAGGACCACCAGAGGGTTGAGCCTTAGCACCTGGGGCTTTAGCACTTGGAGCTTTAGCGCCTCCCGGAGCCTGAGGTTTTCCCGGCTGACCCGGAGGGGGCTGACCTGAAGCCTGAGCCTTAATTGCTAATTGTTCTTGAGCAATCTGCATAATCTTCTGACCTTCTATTTGGGCCAATGCTTGATATTTGGTTCCAATGACTTGAACTTGACCCTGCGCCTCGGCCATCTGAAGCTGAGCAAGATTCTGTATTGTGGCCTTGATTTCGTTTTCTTTCTTAATGGCTTCCTGTTCCTCACGGAAATTGAGATGGTTCTCATCCAGCACGGTTGTAGCAGACACGTTACCAGCCTGCTGCATTTGCAGGATCAGCTGTTTGTACTGCATGTCATCGGCCATCTTGAATTGGGCCTGACGACAACGGATCTTGGGAATCTTGAAATAACGGGAAAGTCTTGTAGTAATCCATTCCAAAAATTCGTCATGGAATTTAATGATAGTTAAAAAATGGTTCTCGAGAATGCGCAAAGTAATTGAGCTGCCCGTCCAGTTTAGACCGCCCATGATGAATTCAAGAGGCACGCCCAAACCGCCAGCAATCTGTTGTTCAATGAGTTTGAGCTCAGGAGTAATACTCAAGGCCTTGGCGTCTCCGCCAAAGTTCTGAATGCCTACAGGCAAAGGCATGATGCTGATGTAGTTCGGATCCTGACGCCAAGCTTTTAACTCTAATTCTATCTTCTGGCGCCAAGCACCAAGATTGGCTGTAACGTAAGGAGAAACATCAGCATTGGCCGCAGGGAAAAGGATCCTAAGCGGAACAATGTGATCAAGAGCAATCGCTTCTTGGCTCTTGCGTAAGATCTGACTGTAATAAGCATCCTTGATGACCGGCATGATTACGGGCATGCCCCAACCCATATCCGCATCCGAAATGGCGGGACGGCGGAAATGGAATAAATTGGAAGGTTCCAAGATGATGTCTTTGTTATCCTTCACGGCCTCAATGAAAATCCAGGGAGTAGTCTCGAGATAATCTTTCTTGCCTAGCGCAATTGCTTTACGGTCTTTCCCAATGATGTGATAGATGTATGTGCTCTTGCCCGTAAGCGCATTGTAGTCGATGTCAACGTTGATCGGATTCCATCTGGCCAAAGCCACCATGCTGCGATTCTTGATGGGAGTATCAACTACCTTGAATTCCTGCTGCTCAGCCTTGCACAATGGACAGTTTCCAATGAAACGGAAGTTCTTCCACTTCCATTGGGTTTTCCCAATCAGAGATTTCTTTTTACAAGCAGGACACTCTAGATTGCGAATGAACGGATATACGATCGAGAGGAAAGCATTGCCATAAATATAATAATCCAAGTTGATTTCGATCTGCAAGCGCTGGATATGAAGATTGTCCTCCATCATCCTGCGCCAAAGCTCTTTGGTGTTATCATTAACATCTTCCCCACCTTTGGGCTTTTCATAAATGATGTTGGTGATCGGGTACTCAGAAAGCTTATAGATGATTGGAGAGATGGTACTATTTGCATAGTAAAAATATTTGCAGTATTGAAATAAAAGCTTTACTGTTGGGGGTATATATGTGGAGGCGATGTCAAAAAACGGGGAAGGGTACCTAAATTCCCGCGAGACATACGCGTCGGCTGAGACCGAACCTACTGGCATTTCTAATCCTCCTTAGTATTAAGGTTTTTGAATTTACAAACCGTTTTATATTGGCGCAAGTATTTAGCTGCAGCCATCGCTAGATCTTCGTCATCTCTTAACATGCCTATTGCCACATTGCATCTCTCGCATAATAGACCCCTAACTTCATTTTTAGTGTGATCATGATCTACAAGAAGTCCTCTATTACATTCATCAGCATGGACTCCACATATTGCGCATCTTCCTCCTTGAATAACCATTAATTTGGAAAATTCTAAAGCAGATAGATTGTATGAATATTTTCTCATATATTCCTTGCGATGTTCGCGTTTGGTAATGTCGGCACCTCTACAGGTTTTGCATTCTCTTCTCACTCCGCATTTGTCATGACGATCGATAGAAAATTGATCTACTGGTTTTATAAAACCACAGATTCTGCATCGAACTTCGTCTGGTGGCCGATCTGGTCTTTCAAATTCATTGGCACTCTTTTGGAAGTCGCGTTCTTTCTTTGCGCACTCTTTGCAGTTTATTGCATAACCATCACTTGTAACCTTATCAATCCCAAATTGCACAATAGGTTTTTCGATATTACATTGGATACACAGTTTACTAATAATATTCCCATTGGCAATCTGCTGTACTAAACGATTCTTTTTGTATTCCGCATAGAGATCTTTCTTGCAGGATTTACATGCCGCCTGTAGTCCATCTTTAAAGCGAGAACATTTGTTGAATTCCGTCACCGGTTTCTCTTCGCCACATCTGTAGCACTTCTTCACTCCAGTAGTTTCCGGCATGCTTCACCACTTCCTTTCGTATTTCAACATTACCCTCTCACTTTCGCCTTGTAGGGCTCTGATCATATGTCTTATACTGTTTAATCGAGCTAATTGTACACCCACGGCGTCCTCTTCCACCGCGAACGTCAATTGTTTGGAAGCGCTTTCCCACGCAAGTTGAAGATTCTTTTCGGCATCAGACGTCACGACATGAGCGAATGATAATTGTTCTGGGAAAAGAATCAATCCCTGATTTTGACACATCGCTCTAACATAGAGCACCACTTCGTCGCCGAATGGTTCTTGTCGTATCTTATTGGCCTCTTCAACTGCCCAGGCCATCTCGCCAGGAGAGCACTCTTCGGCTAATTTAAAATCAGGTATAAGATTATTGAAAGTTTTGGTAACTATAGCAAAATTATCCCAAGAGGACCAGAAATCATCTACTAACAAAAGAAATTGAACGGCCAAGATCTTGCCCCAATTTACGGGATGAATCTCTGTATGAAAATCACTTTGTATTGTCGGACGTAATGTTTCGGGAGCCCAAGCCAACCATTCCGTTTGATAACGATTGCCAAGAATGTCTCCCAATACCGAAGACGCTATTTCCGGACTAATAAAACGCAGATCGCCCGACAAAGCGATTTTCAACGTTTCTTGATCAACAACAACTTCTTCCGGCATTTAGTCTTCTCCGTCTAGTTATCTAATTTGCGAATCTGAACTTTTTTGGATGCTAAGTATTGTAGAGCAGAGGCCAGAATGACTGGATCATCTTTCAATAATCCAATCGCCGTATTGCATGAGCCACAAAGCAAACCTCTAATTTCTCCGGTATTATGATCATGGTCTACAGATAAAAGCCTCACACATTCGTCTGCCGGTACATCACATATGGCACATCTGCCATTCTGTTTTACCAATAATTGTGCATATTGTAATTTGGAAAGACCAAAGGTCTTCCGCAAATGCCGTTCCTTAGATTTTTCTAAATATTTTAATCTATTTTTTTTGTAATAAGTTTGCGCATGGTATTTAGTTGCCTCTTTATTGCGATTCCGCCAAATTCGGGCATAATTGGAATGGCAACTTTTACAAGATGCTTCTCTACCATCTTTGTTGCCACGTCTACGATAAAACTCCATTAATGATTTTTTTTGCCTACATTGACTGCACTTTTTAATTGCGTCCTTTGATACAACAGGGACTACATATTCACATCTTAATTTGTATCGATTATGATCACAACTCTTGCATGCATATTTTAATCCATCTTTACATGATTTGTCGGTACCAAAAGAAGATAGAGGTTTCTCCATACCACACCCAGAACATTTCTTCGTAGTAGATATATCCATTATTGAGTCTCCATCAACGAAATGATGAGTTCTTGTTCGGGACGAGGTAATGATTGAAATATTTCTACTGGAGCCTCACTAAATCTTGAACAGAATTCTTGATCGAAGTTCTTTCGGATTTCATCGCTGTTAGCAAACTTTTGGATCTTAACTGGATCAATCGTCTTTGATCCTACCTTGACAGTCATCGCCATTTTGATATTTTCGAAAGTGCTTCGGAAAGGATCGCGTATGCCGAGACCTCTGTCCCAGTATCGATCGAGATGACTGGCCTTATCGAGTTTCTCAAGAGCCTCAGCAAACTTGTCTGGAGTAAAGCTGGCTTTCTTGTCAAAGAGGTGCCTTAATGCCTTTTGAGCTTGGACGTCGCCACCTAGAACGTGAAGTCTCTCGTGATAGGCACTTTCAATCAGATTGCCATATCCAATCCCAGCGTACTTCAGGAGTTGGGATTTCACTGGGATTTCCATATTAAGAGTTGCGGCTCTTGAAATTATGGCGTTTGCGAACAAATGCCTTTCCCTCGGATCAAATAAACGAGCATTATCTTCGAAATAGGCTTGTGCCATTTTAACTTGCATTTCCGTATCAATCGGATAATCTGCTCCGAGCGCCAAATGTTTAGGCTTGACTTCTGGCTGGGCATCGGTACACTTGCGCACGTCAACTACGTTACTAGTGATCTCGCCAGTAGCGAGTTTTTCCAGCATCTTGGAAGGCAGCAGTTTGAAGCCTGCAGAAGCATTCTTTAAAAAGGTGGCCGCTACCGCACGAGCCTCGGGAGGCAACTTGTGGGCCATCTTCTCAAAGTACAGATTCGAAATAGCTGTGGAATCTGCCGAATGAATAGGGTACTTTCTCAAGGACGTACCTGTCTTGGTCAGAAAGACCAAAGCAAACTTGTCATTGGGCAGTTTCATTATCTGGTCTACAGGATCTAACTTAAGAGATCCGACCTTGGCTAGGTTCTCCTGGAGGAGTCCCAGCTTAAGGTCATCGTAGACATCCAGGACCTTGCCAGCTACTCTGTACATTGTTAACACTCCTTTGACAAGCCCACATCCATAATTATACAGGCTCTTGGTTTGGCAGTCAAGGTTAATGTGTGTAGTTTCAATTTTCGAGGGTATAAGAAGATTGTTAGTAGATGGCTGTTTGTTGCATTGGGCAATAATCAGCCAAGGAAACCCGGGAAAGGAGACGTGCCATGGACGATTCAAAGAAAGCGGGCAACACCACTCCAGCAGCTGATCCCAAAGTAGACGGCGAAAAGAAACGCAGAGGCAGACCGCCAGGGTCTACCAACAAGGCAGCAACGGCAACAGGAACGACCAAGAGAGGGCGCCCCAAGAAGAACTCCGAAGGCCAGATGTTTGTTCTCTGTTCGCCGGATCCCAAAGAATGCGATCCGATCATCGTCGACGCTCCGACAGTTGTCAGTGCCATCGAAGGGTACGCTTCATCGCACGAGCTCAAGCCGGAAGAGGTCAAGGTCTACGAGTTGGGGAAACAAGTTGTTGTTGAGTCCAAATTAACTATCAAACCGGTCTGATCAATTTTTCGGTGAGAACAGGATGCAACTTGAATGCACAGTTTGTGGGAATAGGAATAGATTCACAGCTGAAGCTAAAGCAAATATTAACGTAATTATAGATGGTCATGGGACTATAATAAATACAAGACCAGGGCAACAACAATACAAAGACATAGTAATTATAAAACCTTGGAAATGTAATAGCTGTGGATCAACCGGAACGATCAGGGATCTCGATGCCGAAAAGAAAGGAAGTGGAGAAAAACCATGACTCTCGCTGAAAAGTTTCAGACGATCGAAGGAGAATTGAATAACCGTTTCATCGAGCGGCACGATCCAATTCGTGGACTGATCGTCTCCTTACTGGCCAAGAAACACTTGCTGATACTGGGCCCTCCCGGAACAGCCAAGTCTTGGTTAGCGCGTGAAGTTTCAGTCAGGATCAAGGGTTGCCAATATTTCGAGTATCTTCTCACTCGATTCACAACACCCGAGGAAATTTTCGGGCCCTTCAGTTTGAAGGCTCTCGAGGATGATCGGTATTACAGGATCACGAATGGCAAACTGCCAAGAGCTCACATTGCTTTCATCGACGAGATCTACAAGGGTTCTTCGGCGATTGCGAACACCATGCTCTCCGCTATCAATGAGCGCCTGTTCCACAACAACAACGTCGCTGAGGCGATTCCCCTGCAGACCGTGATAGGCGCTTCGAATGAACTGCCCTCGGAAAGCGAAGAACTCGCGGCCTTCCATGATCGCTTCCTGCTCAAGTACGAAGTGAAATATGTCGTGGAACCCGGCGGCTTCTTAAAGATGCTCGAACATTATGAGGTTCCTGCGGAAAGAACAGAGATCACGCTCGACGAATTGAAGGAAGCCCAGGACCAGGTTAAACAGATCAAGGTCAGCAAAGAGGTTCGCGAGTTGATACAGAAGGTTCGTTTCGAGCTCCAGAAGAACGGCATCATTGTCTCGGATCGAGTCTTCAATACATCCCAGGATTTGATTAGGGCGGAAGCCTGGCTGATGGGCATGGTCGAGACGATTCCTGAAACTATGGCCATTTGCCAGCACGCCTACTGGGACGAACCCAGGAAAGCTCGCGACGTCAAGATGACCGTCCTCCGCGCCAGCAGCAAAGAAATGCTGGAAATTGAACAGGCCCACGAAGAGGCCCAGGATCTGATCCGGCCAAAGACCAAGATGGACGAAGACCTGACCGAAGTCAAAGAAAGCCTCGAGACTCGCAAGAAACTGGCCAAAGTCATCAAGGTCATGCAGGATCATATCCCGATACTCGAGAAAAAGAAGTTGCCCGTGTTCAAGTACCAGAGCATGCTGATCGCTGCTAAGTTCCGGCTGCAACAGCTTGATTCGGCCCTCACAGGCAACGAGTTGGAAGAGGTCTTGGCAGCCTACAAAGCCAAGAAAAAGTAATGGGCAAAGATTATAAAAGCTGGGAAGATCTGTCCAAGTTCCACGTGGAAAACGATCGTTACGATCTGAACCACTTCGAGAACATCCGGGAAGAAGCACCAAAAATTAAAGAAACGGAAACAGCCTGGAAAAAGAAGTCTCCGCTCATTGAGAAAATTTCCCAGGATATCTACTCGGCTTTGTACAAGGCCGAACCACATGTTCTCGAAGAGAGATGGGTCCATCCCGATGCCCACAGACACCGCAAAGCTATCGAAATGGTGTTTGACCATCCCGAATACGAGAAACTCAGAAACTTCACGTTCTTGGACGAGTTCGCATCGGCAATAGCTGCGCCTCGGCTCTTGGAAGAGGTAGCGAAGATGCTGCCCGATCCGGAGGAAGAGAAGAAACAGAAGGAAAAGGAAAAAGAGGAAGAGGTCAAGGAAGGACAGGGTCAAGGCAAAGGCAAAGGTCAAGGCAAGTCACAAAGCAAGAAGAAAGAGTTAACTCCAGAACAGCTGGAGGCACTCAAACAAGCCCTTGGCAGTGCCTGCAAGCAGGCGAACAAGGACATTGACGAAAGTTACACCTGCATGAATGGTTGGGGCACGGATCCTGGCGAAGTTCAGAAGCTCAGCTTCAAAGAGAAATTCCAATTGCGCGATCGCTTTATGAAGAATGAGAAATTGCGCAAGTTGGCCAGGATGGTTGGTCGTGCCTGCAACATGGCCCTGTCCGCTCAGAAAACCAAGGTCAAACACGGTTCTGATGAAGTCTTCGACATTGAGATCGGGTGCGATCTCGGTCGAGTACTACCCTCGGAGAAAATGTTGCTTCATTCGAGTCCATCGGCCCGCAAGTTGTTCCATAAGAAGTTCGCCGAAGGTCAATTGATGCAGTACAAACTGCGTTCGACGATCAAGGAGCAGAAAGGGCCGATCATCTGCTGCATCGACAATTCCGGCTCGATGAGTGGTGATAACGAATTATGGTCGAAGGCGCTCGGTCTTGGCCTGTTGGAAATCGCAATTAAGCAGAAGAGAAAGTTGGTCATTCTG